ATCATTTAAGTATCTGAAATCAGATTTATAGAAGTCATAAGAACCTCTTCTAAATCCTGAGAAACCTAAATTTAATGCCATTTCTTCTTCGTTGTCGAATACTCCAAAAGAAGTACCTCCAGCTCCGTAAGAATTCATTGAAGCTAACATGTCGTCCATTGCTAAACTAGTAGCTCTGTTTACAAACATCATATTTTCTTCAATAGCACCTTGTTTATCAAATTCAGCTAAGATAGCATCAAATTCAGCTAAATCAGTAGCAGCGTTAACACCTGTTACACCTGAAGTTATATTACCTCTATCTTCGATAGCAGCAAACAAACCTTCAGTTCCAACAGCATCACCGTTAGTTCCACCAATCATTAAATCAACATCAGTTGTACTTGAACCTTTAACACCTTCAATCATTGCCATTTCTAAGTAATCAGTAAAACGAGCTCTTGTGTCAGCTTCAGCTTTTAGATACCATAAGTATCCAGAAGCACCACCTTCACTTGTTACTTCAACCCAACCAATTCTAGCTGTATCAGATCCTGATACCTCGTAGTAATCTTTCATTATAATTGGTTTGTTAGTAAATGATTTGAATGTTGGTTCGTTAGCACCTCTTGAATCTGTACTTGTGCCATACGCACCACCATCTGTAAAACCACCATCAGTCATGTAGGCTCTACCTTTTCCGTATTCAGAACCATAAACTAATACAGTACAAAGTTTACCATCACTAATTGCAGCTACTGCATCAGCAGATTCGTAGTTAGCTACTTCAATAGTTGTAGCAGTAACTTGAGTTACTAAACCTTTAAATATTGCGTTCTCACCTGCTACAATAACAGTATCGTTTACACGAATACCGTGACCGTTAGCATTAAGATTTTCGCCATCTATATCAGAGTTGATCGTTATTTCACAACCATTACCTGGATCGCCGATACCTTCATTATTATCAGTCATTGTTGCTTTATAAGATAGGTGTAATCTACCTTGTTCAGACCATACAACTTGATCAGCTTGCATTGCCTCTTCCGCTCCAACTTTTTCCAAGAAACCAGAGATTGTTCTATTACCGAACACCTCAGCTTCCTTTTCCATTAAGTCAGGCAGGTATTGTTGAGCCCAGTTTGCACTACTTGCATCTGCGCTTGTAAAGTCTATATAGTTTGTATTAAGTAATTGCTTATGTGGAGCAGCCACCGAATTCAAACCAGGACCTGGAGTAATTGCCATAATTTTAAATTTTAATTGTTATTTTTTATTTTTTTTAATCTTAAACTTGAAGTCATCTGCAGAATCACCTAAAACTCTATACTTGATCCCTCCAGCCTCTGTTTCACCATGAGTACCACGAGGATTCATATCTATGTTTTTGTCGCGTGCAACTTGATCTTTTACAGCATCAGCTTTACCTTGCTCATAAAAATGTTTAGCAATAGTATCAGCATTCATTGCTGTAAATAGAGATTTGTGATATCCATTTGGATCGTGCATTTCGTCATTCTCAACAAACTTGTTGAAAAAATTCTTTGGATCCGACTGAAACTCTTTAATCTCACTAGTGTCTTTAACGTTAAATCTAAATTTTTTGTCTCCAACTTGATAATCAAAACCTTTGAAATCTTCGTTAAAAACCTTATTAGTTTTATTTAAAAACGATTGTTTGTTCGCTTCTCTTGTTTTATTCTGTTGTTCAGATTCCTTACTATATCTATTAAAAAAATCAATAGCTTTTTGTTGTTCTTGAGTCAGCTTTGACCCAGCTTTGATATTTTCATAGTATTTAGACTTTTGCCCGTCTAGATAGGCTTTAGCCTCGGCAACTTGCTCTTTGAGGGCTATTTTCTTTTTTCGTATTGTTCTCTCATCATCAAGCTCTTCATCAACACCAAATGTGTCTTCTAGTAAAAAACCTCTTTCTTCTTGTGATAAGTGAGATTTAGTAGATTGATAATACTCATCTAATACATCAGAGTCATCCATTTTAGAAATATCTCTGTTTAAATTTACGTAGTCATTTAAATCACCACCGGTTTCATTCATAAACTCAACTACTTTTTGTAATTGATCTGGTAGTGGTTGACCAGTTTCTTCAGCTTTAACAATAGCTTCTTCGATCTTTTTTTCAACCTTCTCTGGTTCTTTTAAATCATCAATTGTTATTTCTTCAAGTATTGGTTCAGGTTGTTTATCCTCAACAATATCTTCTTCAACTGGTTTTGGTTCTTCGTTAACCACGATCACCTCTTCTTTAACGGGTTGTTGTTCAACCTCTTCGTTTTCAGTTTTAGGTGGTTTACTTAAGTCAACTTTTATAACGTCGTCGATTTGTTTGTTTTTTGTTTTAAACTTACCGCTCTTGTCTCTTAGTTTTTTACCTTTTTTTTCAATTGGTTTTTTAGTGACCTCTTGGGTCACGTCTTTGTTTTCTTCTGCCATAATAAAATTTTATAAAATATTAAATGTTAAGCACCGAACTTATCTAATCCAGCACCTCCCGTAACTATATCATTACCTGATGATTCGAATTTTTTAAACGATTCACCGTCTTTTCTTTGATCTATCATTTGTTTTTGATGATCAGCTTGTCTATCAACTCTTTGATCTTTTCTGCTTTCTCTTTGAGATTCTAATTTATCATTAACTTGGTTTTTCATTCCCTCAAGTTTAGAATTTAATTCGAATTCAAATTGCATTAGTTCTTTTTTAACCAATGCTTCTTCTTTTAAAAACTTAACCTTCATTTCAGTTTTCGTCTGTTCTAGTTGAGCAGAAGATTGCGATATTGCTTGGTTTTTTCTAACTTCAGCGTCTGCTGCTATTTGCTGTTGTTGTGCATTAGCTCTTGATTGAGCTTCTATATTTTCTTGCTGTACCTTTTGGTCTTCCTCTCTCTTTTTTCTTCTTTTTATTTTTAATAACTGATTAGCCAACTTAACACTTCTAACGTTACGTAAATCAATAGCATCGTCTAGATCTATAGACTGTTGAGATAAAGCTTGTTGAATGTTATTTTCTAATAAAGCTTTTTCTTCTTCATCAGGCATTAGTTCTATAAATATACCAAAGTCATATAAGTGTAGTTCACCCATCTCTTTTAACGTAGCTACATTATGAGCACCTATAGCTTGTATAAAAGCTTCTCTTGTCGGAGAATACTCTATAATATCAGCTATCCTTAGAGATAGACACTCGGCTGATTGAGCTGTTAAGTATAACATTGCTTGTAATATATGTCTTGTTGCGGTATTTGAATTTGCCGCTGCTAACTTCTGTACACCAACTAAAGCATTTTTATCTGGCATACTACCATCTCTAGCTTCGTTTAATCCAGTTACATCTCTTATCATCTGTAAGTAATAGTTGTAAGTCTGTATTAAACTTTGCATCTTATTACTACCACCACCATTTTGTATTTGTTGGATAGGTACTTTAGCTGGATTTTGTTCTCCATCTGAAGTAAAACTTCTACCAATAACAGAACCTGTTTGAAAGAACATGTTTAAGGCTTCTTGTGGATTGTAATTTGTACCATTGCCAAGATCTATTTCAGCTAAACCATCAGCATCTAAAAAAACACCATCAGGTACCATTCTAGCCATTACCTGTTGTAGTTTTAAATGTGTTAACTGAATCATATCAGCAAAACCTGTTATCCTACCTACCAAAGACTCTATTCTACCTTTATACATTCTTGGCGCCACAAGTTGATATGGCATTTTAACTCTACTGAAATCAGAATCAGATCTCATCATATTAGGCATCATTCTCCACCTCAACAACTTGTCACTACCAACAATATAAACACCCTCATAAAGACATTCAATAACTCTTTCTAATTTACTAAAATCACCATCCATATTTTCAACAGGTGGATTAAAAGAGTCATCTTTCTTTATTATCTTTTCCCCTCCTGTTTTCATTTTCTTTAATTTATAAACATCATTAGAATACGTTTTGTAATTAAAGTATAGAACTTCTATTTTATTTTTATCAGAATTAGTTCTATATGTTGATTTACTATATGGAGTAGAACCAGAACTTTCAACAATATTTTCAATCTCATCTTCTGTTAGTTCCGGAAACTCCTTTACTAATTCGTTTATAGGGATTTCCTTTACTTCACCTATATAATATATATCATCAAAATAAGGCGATTCAGTATATGAATACACTAAGTTAGCTGGATCAACATACTTTACTTTAGCTCCATCACTCCAATCAAACGTTGTTTTTGTAGCACCTATACCTATAGTACATATATCATACAAAGATCTTCTTCTAACTAAATCATAATCACTAGCTTCAAACAAAGTATTTATAGCCTGTTCTTCTGCTAATTCAACAGCCTGTTTGTAATTAAGTTGCATGTGTAATCCTAATTCCTCTTGACTATCAGGTAGTTCTTCTATATCATTTTCATATAGATCTATACCAAAAGCTTGACCAGCCATATTGTTAAATTCTTTAGCATTCATGTCTCTCAATATAGACTCCATGTATTCAGTTCTCTTGCTAACACCATATTGGTCTTGTGAAAAACAATTTACCTCGTAGGATCTCTGAGCCATGCCGTTAACAACTATATCAACAAACTTAGGTATTATAGGACAAG